CTGTGGTCGTAAAGTTACCAGTATATGGTTCGTCTTCTTGTACTGTGGTCGTAAAGTTACCAGTATATGGTTCTTGTACTGCTGTCGTAAAGTTACCAGTATAGGGAAATTGTTCTACAGCTGTCGTATCAAAATCACCAGTATAAGGTTGTTGAGCAAGACGGGTAAAGTCACCAGTATAAGGTTGTTGTACCGTTGTCTCGAAATTACCCGTATAAGGTTGTTGAGCAAGACGGGTAAAGTCACCAGTATAGGGAAATTGTTCTACAGCAGTAGTCGTAAAGTTACCAGTATATGGTTCTTGTACTGCTGTCGTAAAGTTACCCGTATAGGGAAATTGTTCTACAACAGTAGTCGTAAAGTTACCAGTATAAGGTTCTTGGGCAAGACGTGTAAAATCACCAGTGTAAGGTTCTTGTACTGCTGTCGTAAAGTTACCCGTATAAGGTTGTTGAGCAAGACGTGTAAAATCACCAGTGTAAGGAAATTGTTCTACAGCAGTAGTCGTAAAGTTACCCGTATAAGGTTCTTGGTCAAGACGTGTAAAATCACCAGTGTAAGGAAATTGTTCTACAGCAGTAGTCGTAAAGTTACCCGTATAAGGTTCTTGTACAATACGTGTAAAGTCACCAGTATAAGGTTGTTGTACCGTTGTCTCGAAATTACCCGTATAAGGTTCATCTTCTTGGACAACACGTGTAAAATCACCAGTATAAGGTTCTAATACTGTCGTATCAAAATCACCGATGTAAGGTTCGTCTTCTTGTACCGTTGTCTCGAAATTACCCGTATAAGGTTCATCTTCTTGGACAACACGTGTAAAATCACCAGTATACGGTTCTTGAACAACAGTCTCAAAGGTACCCGTATAAGGTTCAAGTACCTCCGTCTCAAAAGTACCAATATACGGTTCTAGTACGGTAGTCTCAAAGGTACCCGTATAAGGTTCAAGTACGGTAGTCTCGAAAGTACCAGTATACGGTTCTTGAACAACAGTCTCAAAGGTACCCGTATAAGGTTCAAGTGCCTCCGTCTCAAAAGTACCAATATACGGTTCTTGAACAACAGTCTCAAAGGTACCAATATACGGTTCAAGTACGGTAGTCTCGAAAGTACCAGTATAATCTTCTTGAATTATTGTATCAAAATCCCCAGTATAAGTTCCAACATAATCTGCCGTACTTACACTGATACCTACATCATTTCGAGTATCTACTGCAATACCCCGAGGAACCCAAACACCTGCATCAGTGGGGGCACCTTGAACAGAACTTCTAAGTTGATAGGTTCCGATTCCAGTTGCCATGATAACTTCTTTGGCACGTTGCCCTAAAGTAGTTTCTAAGGTACTTTCTGGAGCCGCTTGCAGACCTTGAAAGGCTCCAGTATTGCCATTTGATCTTTTGACTGATGCCGGAGAATATTTTGTCGGTTCAATGCCAGTAGAACGTATCCATATAGAATAGTTATTAGAAGTGCCGTCTAAACGAGTATCAGTAAATATATTAGAGATGAAAGTTGTCCAATCTCCACTAGGTTGCGTATCTGATAAACGAAAAACTCCTGGAAGTTCGTCGTGCATAATTTTTTTAACTAAACGTTTTACCACAATATCAAGTTCGGTATTGGACATTTCACGAACAGATTTAGTTGCCTTGTCCCAGTAAGTCAATCCTCTCCAGTTTGCTTCCCCTCTCTGAGGGACAATAGCACTATTGTTTTGATATAGCGTGGTAGATGTACTACCTTGTTCTTCTTGTTCGTTGACTGCGGCAACTGTTATGGTAGGGAGTTGCAGCGTTGCACTGGCAAAATCAGGAGGTGCATCATCGGTTTCCGACATGGTTCCAAGAATTTCAAGATCAAAGTCTCCGGGTTCGGTTAGTACCAAATCCCAAGTAACCGTATAATCAGTCGATGCTGCTGCAGCTTGCCATGTCGCAAATCTTGGAGGTGGATCTACTGGATTAGGAGTAGGCGAAATATTATTACTGATGACATAACCGCCATCATTAAGCAAAGATGTGTTACGTGTCCATGAGAGATAAAGACCTAAAGTTTCCGCATCTTGACCTACTCCAAGCGTAAGAGCATGCTTTGCGGTAATTCGAATAGTGTCCCCAACTGCCACACTTGTTGGAGCAGAAGGTGCAGATCCCCATGTAATATCAAAAAGAGTGGGTTTGTCTAATCTTGTGGTAGCAGTGACTGTTCCTAAATTATGAATAGTAGGAGTAACAGTAACCGTAGAGAAGAAGGTGTCGGTATAAGTACCAACCGTTGCCCCCGAAGTAATATTTAACGCGGCCTTATCGGATACAGTAGTAGTAGATAAATGTATTCCTGCACGATATGCGAGATAATCTTCTTCGGAAATGACCATTTCCTTTAAAGATCCAGACTCTAATATTTTTAACGGGGCTACCATTGTGCAGTTACGCTTTCTCTAAAATCAACAATACCTCTATTTATATGATTTTATTTGCTATAACTTCAAGGAGGCCTTTTATATCTTGCATTTCGGTTTCTAATTTGTTGAGTCGATTATCCAACTGTTCTCGGGCAAGCTTACGGAGTTTCTTCCTCTGCTTTGCTGCATGAATAGCGCCCGAATTAGTATTGATAATTGCATTAGTTTCGTTATCTCTTACTAATTCGGACCACCCTTCTATTCCAGTATATTTATTCATCATCATACAGCAAGTAACTTAATACTTATGTCTCTTAGAGCAGGGACAGAAACAGAGTTCTGTGATTTCATAACAAATTTTACTTGTGCCTGATTAAATCCGGCAAGGTTTCCTGCCACTCCTCCTGGTAACAACGTAACCGGAACAAAGTTATTAGGATTCGAACTCTTAGGTATTTCTGTTAATGCATTATATTGCACCCAATTTTTACTCAAAAGGTCCTCACCACCTGTTGCAACTCTATAGTATGTATCTAAACTACTTTGAAGTGGCAATTGGGTATCAAACTTAATAGAAAGACCAACCGCATCTTCGTTTACCGTAATAGGCGCAGTAATATGCTTAGCCAATGCAGAACCTCCATCAGGTTCCGTTTCTGCCACATTGTAAATTGGAGGGGTGATAGAATCGTCATCAACACATGATTGTACAAGAATTGCAGAACATCTTTGCAGATCAACTATTGGACTGACATAATCACTAATACTCTTCAAATCAATTTTAACATCCAAAGAGAAGGTCGAAGATCCTGCAATAGTACCATTATTAGTTGCAGTGCCATTGGCATCAGTCTCTTCGCTTCTCATTGCAATCATACGAGGATAATCATTAAACGCGAGATTTTGTTTTGATTGTACTTTCGTGTAGTTAACATCCTTCACAAACTTAGTAGTGAGAGGATCTGATAATGAACGTCCTTGAGTATACCTAGCAAAGGTTTCAGTAGTTGTTCCAATAGGCAGAACAGATTCAATGTAAGGATTGAAAACCTCGAAATGAATGTTTCTTGCACTCAGTACGTTTGCGCCGCCTCCTTTCGTCGTAGAACTTGCGCTCGCCCCTGCAACCACCTGATATCCTTTACCATCTATTCCGGTAACTGTTCGACTTCCATTAATATTTGCTGCGCTGATGCCGCCAGTATCAATTGCCCCCGATATGGTTGCAGTCTCTCCAACATGCAGACCATGACAAGGATGGGTTACATAAATCGTGCTAGTTCCGTTAGTACGAATAGGATTGTTAAGAAGAAGTTTTGAAGGTGCGACCGAATTACGTAGAACTAAACTCCCGTTCGTGTCGAAAACACATCGGTTAAGTTTGAACATCAAATCTGCTTCATTTTGTACAGTAGACGTACTATTTCGAGCATAGAATAATGAACCCACCAAAGGTGAAGTTGTTACTTGTTTATCAGTACCCAGTTCAAACTCACCCGTCTTAGAAATATATATTTCATAGTCCGAAGATTGCGTCTTCAGACAGATAGCATATTCTTGCCAAGGAGAAAGGTACACTGGTTCGTCAAAAGTGAATACGGTTGGGGTTGCTTTAATAACCGTCATTGTTTCGGTACTAGGAATTGCAACTGAAGCACGTGCAACAACCACTGTTGATCCCGGTACACTTTCTAAAAGGGATGGGCGGCCATTTTCCATCGGTCGAATTTCCATAATAATTGGAATCGATGTGCTTGGTCTTGATTTAAAGAACAAATCAACACTAGAAAGTACCACTCCATGAGCATTATCAACACGAAAACTCTGAGCAAATGGTGTCGAACTTTCTCCAATTTCACGTACCGTGGTTGCATCAGATCCAAAGTAATTGATATCTACATCAACATAGTCTTTGAGAATGCGACTGATATCAATATTACCAATGCTTCCTTCTAAACCTGAAGTATCAGGACCGTAAGATCCTGAAAGATGCGGAGAAAGCAATTTGATGTCTGTGCTTGAAAGAGCATCGAGTGTTTGATCAACACTTTTCGCATGTACACCACCGGGACGTTGACCTCGATCTGATGGTCCAGACATAGGACTCAATACCGACCAAGAGGGTTCAAGGTACCGATTAGACAGCACATGGTTTCTAGCATTATTAATTGCTCCAACTACCGCGTAGTATGAGCGACTATGACTTCCAGCATTAGTGATATCGCCACTCGTGTTATCCACAAGTTTGAATTCTCGAACACCCGCACGGAAACGTAAACCAGAACTTGCTTGTGATCTTCGAAGTGCGCGATTCGCCACCCCAGTCATTACCGGTCTTTGATTAGGTATAATGAAGGACCCTTCAATTTTACCTTCCGAGTTGGAAGTGATAGCATTCACACTTGGATGCCCCGAGAGGTTTTCGTATTGATTGCCTACGTCATCTGTAGTTGCAGCATATCGAGTAAAAGTATCATTACCGTTACACCAGGCGGTTACATTTATACCATCAAAAAAAGCATTGTATGTTGTGTTGGGTCGCATCCCTTCCGCTTTGAAGAAAATCTTACGAGACCTAATCCAAGGGACGAGTGCCATATCAATTACACGATTACCGACTCTTTGTCGAATTGTGTCTGAACTGACCACTCTTCGAACTGAACCGTTAGTAGTTAAATTGGTTGCGCGTGAGGTCGAACCTGAACTTAGATCTACGGTAGATTCGCAACCCGAGAAAGCAAAGTTCTGTCCAGACGGTGTGGTTGACAAAGGATTAGGACGAGAGTAGGGCTGCACCTGATCTTCTACCGAACGACCTAACCAACCCCATTCCCAGTTATTCCACAAGGTTTGTGATCGATTATCAAGTCTTCTTTTTCCTGCAAGAACCGGAGAAGTATCCCAATAGGTACCTTTCCATTCATCACTTGAAGGAGAAAGGATCATCTTACCTATGTTATCCACTTCATTTGTTTTATTGATTGCCACACTTGTAGATGCACGATCTTGTTTTTGCCATTCAGCAGTAGTATAATTTAAATATACATTATCACCCGATTGAGTTACATTCTTCGAGGTGTTCTGATAAGATGCGCCACCAAAAACTGCTCCATCATCTGGTTGATAAATTAAACGGAGGTTTTCTTCATCAAAACATGGACGAACAAGTTTGCTTTCGGGATCCAAAGAGGCACAATAGTCTATAAGGTTGGTATCTGCTACACCTTGATCATCAAGTGGATCGACAATATAACCAGATTCTGGTCTTTCTAGACCGTCTGAATCTAAATCAGTGTTTAACTTAGTTGCTAACTCAATACCTGTTAGAGTAGAGAGTTCTTCAAGAAGACTCAATCGTCGATCTAACTCTGCAATATCGGGCATAGTGTAAACTTTATGCTCCAATGGGTACATAGATAAATCGTCTGGATTTATTGTATAAGGATTCATTACGACCTTATACAATTCCATGGAGTTGTTAGGAGTCTGTTTAAACTGAGGCTCCCTTGCCTGTTGCCCCATCAAAACTTTAACTTCCCCGTCTTCTGTGATCAGAATTTTGTCTGCGCGACCAAGGTAAAATTTAGCGTCGAATTCAACTGAAGTTCCGTTGGCAGGTGGTTTTGCCGCATCAGTCGTTGAGGACATGCTTGAACCGTCATAGTAAGGACGAAAATCGATATAATCTCGAAGAGATCGGATCTCACCACTGGTCATACGATGATTAGGAAGGTCTTCGTAGTCGATGTTAGAGAAAGATGAAAAGTCGAAGAAATCACCATCACTATGATCGTAGTGAGTGTAAGTCACATCGATAGAACCGGTATGAGCAATTCCCGCATTTAAAATCAATCGTCCTTTTTCATAGAAGGTGTCTTGCTGACCATTATATAAAGTAAAGTCACTAGTAATATCAACCCCACTCTGAGAAACCAAAGACACTTGAGCAATATCAGTTTCATTAAATGTAATACCACCGGCAGAAATAGTGTAGGCAATTGCCGTCTTAGTTAACAATTGCTTGGTTCTTCGTACTGGTGCAGAACGTTTAATTTTTAAACATACTGAAGTATTAGTTGAACCGGTAAGACCAGAAATTATGTATGACAATCCATTTGCCGCGATTACAGGTGTCACGCCTTGAACAATTCCTATCCCGTCTTGATATACAATCCAAGATTCTGGATTTACGTAAATTTCAGATCGAGTCGCATTCAAATCGTTGGCGGCAGCGCCAGATGTAGAGTCAAACACACCTCCAGCAGTCGTTGCCTGTGATGCCGTAGTAGTTGTGTAAGTATAAGAAATGTCTGTTGCTGTTGCCAGAGCCGGACGTGCATAAGGATAGGGGTATAGATAACTTGTATTTGCCCCACCCTGAAGAACACATAAAGACCCGGTCAATTCAACGTCTGCTACAATTGCAGCTGAGGATCCGATAGACCGAACGGCACTAAACTTGTTTGCCCCAGTCATTATAATTCGAGTAAGGTGTAACTTAAAAACGCCTCCTCCAACTTTAGTTATGTCGGTTACCGTAGCACTACCTATTGTACTCCCGCCGTATCCGGCCGCGGATCGAAGATCTACTTCCAGAACAGTACTGCTATTAGCACTGATCAATGGGAATTGACCGCTGGACAATCCTGTAGGCATAGTGACGTTTACATACTGCCCATGAGCAATACCAATACCACCATTGTTTATTGTTTCGGTTGCATTTGGACGAGGTACACGAATTTTAGTGGGCACTTGTTTATCGATTCGATAACCGTTAACATATGCCGTACCCGCTGACAGAACCATTGTCAAATCCGAATCTGCATTGTTGTCATCTTCATAATGTGCAGTAAAAGGTGCAACCAGATAGTTACCAGATTCTTCTTTAGTTCTTGTGGCAAGCAAATCATTGATCTTGTTGTAAGCATCAATTTCCTGTACTTGCTCAGTGAGTTTACCGTTTTCTATACGACAAATGAATAGGAAGGTATCATCTGATGTAACGGCACTTGCTTCTATTATATCTAAACGAATTGTATATCGATCTGCTCCGGGTGCTGAAGTATTAGAAGTGCCACCCCAGTTATCATAAAGTTGACTTCCAATCGCACCACCATAACCATCGGAATCAGAATTGACAGTTGTGACACTTTGGTTTACTTTAAAACCAAGCACAGCATTGGCAGGATTTCGAGGAACTGGTCCAAGAATAATAGACTGCTCACGCGCATGCACGAAGTGACCCATAGTATAGAAATCACCTTCACCTATGGTTACTTTACATGCACTCCCTACATCTGCTCCTGCCCCAGCATTTGTTATCGTCAAAGAACCAGCATTGGGGGAAAGGAGAGTACCTCCCTGAGAAAAACGAACCGATTCTGTGCCTATCGTTGCCGTACCGTCAGAGACATACCGTACATATAAGATGTTGTTTACTGAATCCTTTTCAAGAACAATTGCCTTGATACCAGAAGGAGCAGACTGCTGCTCAATTTCTTCCCCGACTACAACGTTTTCAATCGAGGTTGTTATTTTAACAAACTGATAGGTAGCGTTGACAGTAATTTCACCAGCAGATACCGCCGCGCCTTCCTTGTATATGTTGTTACCCAATCGTTGCATCTCACCATTGATGATGCTCTGCATTTGAGTCAACTCTCTTGCTTGAAGTGCCCGACCACTGTTGAATAATACACGATGATAATTATTATTCTTATCCCAATCATCGAAGTATGTCTGCGAAAATGTGTTTTTGGTGAAATTCGCCATGGTGTTCCCTATCCCTTAAAGTCTAAGTATTTTTGATCTATCTTTTCTGCACGATGATCTATCGTGCTTATTTGTCGTCCTTCTTCATCTTCCCACTTTACCACCCGCATATGTGAGGTTTCGAATCTACCTACGTTAATTGCCATTTCTTGTACCCATGCATCTACATTGTAGTGTGTCGGTAAAACAAGCATTTCAATTAACATCTTTGCAATTGGAGGTGTTAGATAATATCCTGTCATTGGATTTGCTCTTTTACCTCTCCAGTTACATAATAAAATCATTTCATTGTCTCGTAATAGATTTATAGGAGGCAATTTAAGTAATTCACAATCATGTTCTATGAATATAAATGCTTTATTTTCTTTTACACACATTTTCCAACATTCGTATGCAGAGAACCATATTGCTTTTTCTGTTGGTGTAAATTTCCTGTTTGCCGTTCCTACTTTTGTACTGTTTTTATAACAGTTTAAACCGTAACTAATCGGGGTATTGTTATATTTACTAAAATCTTTCGGAGTGATTGCTTCAAAATGATTAACCTTTACTCCAAATTTTTCCCAACTGGGAAGTACTAAATTTTTAAAATATTGAGATTTCTCGTCATCCGACATCGATATCATATAAACATCTGGATAAACTTTAAGTTTAAATTCAGGTCTACTACGTCTTATACTCATATTAAAAATTTACTATCAATCTTATTTCTTCAGTTTGTGATGAATTTCTGGGCGTATCACTATCGTTACTTATATAGAGAATATCTCCTGAAAATACGTCAACATCTGGATTGATAGTCCCAGTAACAGTACCCTGACCACCACTTGCCGTAGTGACCAAAGAGTTATCAAATGCTTGGATACCCACAGAAATGTCTTGTACGTAATACAGAGTACTTCCGTCCAAATTTACAACATATCCTTGACTACCCGTAGCCGCTTGTGATATCAATTCATCTTCAATAAACGTACCACTGATTCCGGTCAAGGATAAAGCACTCAAAGCATTTGCCGTATTAGCAGTTAACGAACCTCCTCCATATTGACTTGGATTACGTATGAGTGCTACTGTTCGGAAATCGTTCTCTGCCAAAATAGTATTTAATTCGGAGTTCTGAAAATCCGTTTTAATCAACAAACCGTTACTTCTTAAGGTTGCCCGAGGATCTTTATTGAGATTACCGATAACTGGTCTTACGATTGCACCTGACCCCGAACCCCCGTCTGTAACGGTGAGTTGAACATCAGTGTATCCACTACCGTGTACAATTTTACCTACTCCGTCTGAATCTAAACCAATGTGAGTAATAACACCCCCCGATTGGATGGCAGAAAAACCTAAAAGATTACCTTCTCCGTCATTAGCAGTACCATTGCCACTGAAAGTAACCGTAGGAGCACTGTAATTAGACCCTCCGGCAACAACCTGAATTGATAAGATTTCTCCTGCAAAAGAACTGTCTTGCATCTGTTGCTGTTCAATTTCTTCTTCTAATGTAGGAGCACCTCGAACGCGTTTGACCGGCATCAAAGTGTTGGTTTTAAATTGAGTTGACGCAAAAGGACTTGCTTTGTACAAGTACCGCCAGTGATATCCATCAGAGGTCTTGAAGGTACGTATTTGATCGTTGGGAGGCGATTGGCTAGGATCTGCCACAGTTTTGGTGGGTGCACTGGGACGTATCGTGCTAGGAACTATTGCACCAGTAATCAGATTCCTTCCGTTTTCAACACAGACGAAAACTTCATCGCTATCATTTATTACGTAATATTCATTGGACTGTGTGCTGTATTTGTCATCGAACGGAAAATACGAGGTCGTACCGCTAACATCCCATGAAGTATTAGTTATGATTGCCGTATTGTTGGCAGAAATCTTATAGGATTGAAATGACGCACGAAGGTCTTTAATCGATGCGGTGCCCGATGCTTCTGGTTGTTCGGGAACATCGTTATTTCCAGGCCATGCTTTGGATCGTCCGAGCGCAATATAATAACTATTGTCTGCCGAATCAAGGTCTTTCTGAAGAAGGTCAACCAAGGTGGTTTTCAGTTCTTGGGTAATGGTTGCTTTTGGATCGCTCATATCTTATTTTCCGTTTACCTTCCTATTTATACTGAAGTTGTAATGACTGCCGAAGAAGACGATCTAATAGCATCTAGAGCAAGAACATTTTCTCGAACCGTATTGATGTTCCCTTGGTTGCCTGAGAGGACAGACACTCGCAGGTAAGAATCACCACCGGACAATGCTTGAGGTGCAAACCCTTGAATATATACAATACCTCTTTGAGGATCAAAATAACCCGTATTGGTCGTGAGCACCGTAGCACTACCCCGATCAAATATTTCAAGGATGTTTGATCCAATTCTATTTCGAATGGCACAAGTTCGGTTTGAAAAGGTGAAATCACTCGTCTCAAGAATTGTTTCATCATCCAAATCTGAGAGAATTGATCCAGGAAAAGTAAATGTATAATCTTTCCCAACAGTAAAGTTTATATCTGTCGAGGCAAGGCGTTGTTGCATTCGAACGATTGCCCGAGAGGATAAGATCCCGACATCAGTATCATCAATCAAAGTCAAAAGATTAGATCGTCTAAAAGATTGATCAAACTTTCCAATGTTGGCAGTGAAATATTTACTTACTGAATTATCGACTAGTGTCTGTGCTTGAAGATTGGTCACGCTTGATAGTCTTGAATTGAATTGAAATACTGGAGTGATTTCTAAGTAAGTAATAATAGGATCGGTATATTTAACTTCAAAGCTGGCAACCGATAGGTCTTTGGCATATGCCGTAATTGCCGTCTTTTGTGCCGGAATATTTACCCCTTCTTTGAATGAGATAGACAAGTATACTGCCCCAATGTTTTGAGGTATATTATCCTCCCCTCCCCATGCTTTAATATCATCAATGTACTGACCAAAATTTCGAAGTACAAGAGTCGAATAATCTGCCGCAGTTACCATTCGGTTTTGTGACGCATAGAGGTAGGGCGCATTCTTTCGAATAGACTCGATAACTTCTTTGTCACTACCACCAGCACTTTTCTGCACTCTTATGACAGTAATGGGAGTGGTGCCTCCTCCAGCAAGTGGGAATTCACTGGTTGGAGTAAAGTTAATTCCTCCATTAGCAGTTGGTCCACCGCAAGAAAGATAACTAACTTCAATCTTTTCTCCTGAAACCGGAGAGATACCGAGAGTCGAACCATTACCAAAAGTAACCTCGTAGTAACCGTTGGGTGATTCTTTCAACACATAGATTCGAGTATTCTCATCAATCGTTGTGATAACATCAATGTTTTGATAGGCCACGTATGTAGGTGAAGTTGCAGAATTGTAGACTTTGATTATCGCAGTCGAAGAGTCCATAGACTCATCAGGAATGACGTAAGTATCGGTCTCACTTGCAGGACCCGCCAGAAAGATTTTAGTTTTTTCGATGCCTTCTGTAATATAGAGATCTTTATTACCATCTGCATCAACAAATTGATAGTTTCCACTTCCGTCTTTGGTTGCATTATAAGTTTCTCGTGTCTGAAATGTAAATGCAGTTCCTTCTACGGTAGTGGTAAAGGTGGTTCCAGAGGGTAAGGTATATATTGAAGGTCCGGCAACATCAGTGACTTGTAATCGGACAATGGCCTTTGCGGCAGTTTGACTCCTAACATTATAACCTAATGCTCCGGCAAGACCTACCATACTACTACGTAACTGTGCTGTACTTAAATAACTTTCGTTCAAAGCAAAGTTAGCAATCAATCCGTTATAGTGTGTGTTGTATGCAAGAACATCCAGAAGATTGGAAAGACCGCTTGCTTCAAAATTGTAATCGTTAAACTCTTCGGTAGATTTAAAAAACGTTTTAAGATTGTTTTTAATCGAATTGAAGTCTAGTCCGGTCGATTTTATAGTAGTTTCCGTCATCTGTACCTCGTAACAGTAGTTTCTAGAGTTTCGGTCTGATCAATGTTCAACACACGAAAAGTTAATTTTACTTGTAATCTATTCTGATCTGGTGCAAGATTTACTTCTAATTCTTCAATGGACGCACGAGGTTCGTACTGGTCAATGACCTGATATATCCGTTCGCGAATATCGTCTTCGGCATCTTCATCATCTACCAAGTCAAATAACATTTTAGTTAGGTTTGCCCCATATCTCGGACGAAAAGGTTTATCGCATTCATTACTTAATAAAAGATTTTTAACTGCTTGTTTGACTGCCGCAGCATCAGTTTTCTTAAAGATATCATCACTTGCCGTAGTATTTACGGCAAAAGATAAGTCTAGATCAGAGTAAACTAGTTTTCTGTTAGTAACTAGAGATACTGACTGTAAGTTTTTGTCTTCTGTACTTTGTATTTTTGCCATATGCTTATTTATACATTTATTCTAGGATTTCTATTAATTCATTCTTCGACTGCAATTCTCCGTTGTAATAAGTATCAATTGCACTTTTAAACTGGAGATCGAAAGTTTCCGGAACCATTGGCATTTCTACTACTAACTGTGCAGTCAATTCTCCGGAGGGATCGTATGTATCGTAGTCAATAGACAATCGATCATAGTCGGCATAATCCTTCCAGTAGTTGGCAAGATCATACGTCTTAGGAATGTCAGTCTTTCCTTTCTTGTTAATGACTTGATAGACCACGGCGCGACCATCGACTTTAAGTTTATTGACTCCGCTTGGAGTTTCGTTGATTGCCGGAAGATATACTCCCTCACTTACAGTGATCCGTACAGTTCCGAAATCCGGATTTTTCTTGGCATTAGTCAGAAGTTCGGCATGAAGGTAAAGGTTTCGTGCAAGTTGAGGAATGTCAGTAGTTAATTGTATCAACTGAGTCCTTGTTCCTCGACTTCCAAGGAATTTGCCCATCGTAATACCACGGCCAAGTTTAGTGGCACTAGTAAAGTCCGTAACAAAATTAGGATTGTAAACGGGATCTGCCAAGTAAATCATACTGTAAACCTCTTGCTCTTCTTATCCGCAGGATTATTGCCTATAAACTTAAATCCAAACCTTGAAACTGATTTTTTATTGACCGAACGATTGATCTTTTTAGGCACCACCCTTTTGAATTCAGAATTTAACTTGCCTTCTGCAACCAAAAACGAAGTGAACTTACCGTTTTCTCGATTAGTTTTGTCTCTTAATTTGGATCTAATCTCATGTATAGTAGGGTCAAAAGTAAACAGTTCATCATAGTCATCACTACGTAGTATTTTTAATTTGATCGAGTCGGGATCGGTTGACGCAATATCAATTTTCACGTTCTGTACCGCATACTCACTGCCCGATATTTTTCCAATGATAGTGGCACTGGTAGGCATCGGAGCAGTCGGTGGAATCTGAACATAGTTAAAAATAGTCGGATAAGTTTCGGGGGGGCCGACCGAATCGTAATCGCCAAAGTCCTTGCCCGCCGCAGGATCCGCAGAAAGAGTATCCTTCCATGTGTCTACTGCTTCTTTGGCAACCAGCGCCAGATCTGCCCGTCGAGCATGTGCTGCCTGTCGAGCATGGGATGCTTTTCCTGCTTCCTCTGCAAAGTCTGACACAATAGCATTGCTTGCTTTACCGACCAGAGTACCATAGAAGGTAGTACCCCCACCCAATCCTTTGGCAGGACCACCGAACATCTTACCAAAATGATCGACCTGTTCCCCTCCAATTATACCGAGAGCGGCAGTTGCTTCTAGAGTATGCCCAGTAATTCGTATCTCTTGAGAAGTGATTGTATACTTCTCTACGGATGTTGATAAAATTGATTTACCACTGTTGAATTCGATCAAACCTTCAACATAATTCTTCTGTAAACCTTTGACTAACCAATGATTGTCCCCAAATATTGTGTCGGTAGAAGTTCCAATAATTTTTGCACTTCGATCACCTTTCACAATATAGTTCTGATTCTCTTCAATTGTCTTAATATGATTACGGTGTATTTCTTCGGTTTTATTACCTGCGGTCTTGACATTATAATTACCATCTACGGTAACATTATAATCTCCGGTCACATGTAAATTAAGGTCACCACTGTACACTAGATTACCGTTTCCTTCCACAATAATAGTTTCATCACCTCCAGTGATTTCTACTTTATTGTTAACAGAGGAAAACAAAACACTTCCGTCTGCGCGTAGTTCTAATCCATGTCCCAATCGATGACGAATTAAGATGCGCTCGCCACCGGGAGTATCGTCTATTTCAACAACATGACCGCTTTTAGATTCATTTACTTGATTAAAAGGATACTGAGAAGGACGTTGTTCAGGAAGTAAAGTCGGAACACCATAGTCTCCTCCTCCTGAAAACAAAGCATTGATCTTCTCACCTTTTGCTGCTTTATTGATCGAGGATCCATAAAAGTAATCTTGGTTAGGAAACTCACCTGTCGCATCATTGAACCCATCCCGAGGAATACCTTCGGTTATTTCCCGAGCATCACCCGTAACTGCTTCTCGTTTGTTTTTATTGTCAAGTTCAGTAGTCATATATTATACTTCCTTACCAATTAAATCTGTCGGACTGAACGGACCTTCGGTCAAAGGATCTGTGAATAAAGTTTTTTTATTGAATACATCAAAAACATAATCTCTTACGTCAAAGCCCGGATCACTCACTGTCACATCGATATCATTATGACCAATGATCTGACCACCAGGATAAGCATTGTAGAATGCAGAACAAACATCATAGAAAGTATTCATCTGTGCTCGTGTCAATGAAGCACTAGACAAATACTGTTCGGGGTTGGGAGTTTCACTTGAACAATTTAAACCACCTACAAAGACTATTCCTATACTATATTCATTATGTCCGTTAATAGAAGCATGTTCACCTTCAATATTTAAGGGGCGACCACGTTGCAAAGAACCATCTCTTCGTATCACATAATGATAACCTATACCCTTGCCCCCAAGATCTTTTTGTATTGAGTCAATTTCTTCACTTCCGATATTTTTGTTAGTGAATGTTTCGGTCCAGTGAATCACCATTTCAGTGATGTCTCTAGTTCTCTTGTTAAATTCTGCTTCTAGTTCTTCGAACGATGAAATATAATAAAACCTCGGGTCTGCCTTTGCCCAAGAAGTATATGCTTCTGTAAGGTTAAACGGATCAGCAAACGCACTGCTCTCGTTACTAATCACCGAAGATCCTGCAATCGTAGTATCGAGTTGTGACAGATCAAATTTAATTTCTTCGTTGCTTTTTTTACTGTTACCTTTTTCTCGAACAATGTTGACTGCTTCGGACAGTTCTTGTTCACTACCCTGTGCTTTGGCAATCACTTCATTTATTTCAATTGGTCGCATGTCAGGACCAAGATCTTTAACTGTTTTCTTTGCCTCTTCCAATCCGTCTAAATTAAATCCCTGCAACAGACCCATTCCGAATTGATTAAGATCTTCGGACACATTATCAACAAATTCATTTGCTTTATCTACTATACTATTAATTGCACCCTCGACCTGATCGACTGCGTTCTTAATATCGGATCCTAACTTTCCGGTTATATCTCCTAATGCGTTATCCAATTTATCATCTAAAATTTTGAGAGGATTGTCTTTGAAATCATCGACCAACCCAATGGCCTCGTTTATTGGACCCGTAAAGTTTTGTTGCAACGCGTCAGTGATGTTTAAGGAGATTCCATCTCTGCCTACTGACACGTTATTTAACATACCCGGCGGATCTGCCGGAATGCTTGCAATTACTATGTCTTTGACTGCTGCTGCTTTAGATGCCAGTTTACTGAGAGCATCACCACTATCGAATGCACCAACCTTTCCTTCCAATTCTTTCATTGCTTTGGTTAAACCGGCAGGTGCACCCGGAACCGTCACACTGCCCTGTGCAGTCTTTGTTACCGCACCCATTGCCGTCGAAAGTGTTTGAACTGCACTATCTGCCCATTGTGCTGTAGGGTAAAACTTACCTCCGGCAAACTCTTCATATTTGAGTTGAGGTACCGTAAATACTTTGGCAACCACGGTGTCTAACTTATCGTTTATCGCGCCACCCAAGATATCATTTGTCTCAGCGTCTAACAACCCCGCGACTGGGTTATCGACAAGAGAATCTAGTTTATCTTTGGCACCCGATATTTCTGAGGTAAGACTTTTAATTCCCCCAACTATCTTACCTGCACTCGCCCCAACTTTGGTATTGATACTATCAGTCAGTTTGTTTTTGGCATCTGTTGCGGCAGTTTTGACAGCAGAATATTCCTGTACTTTTCCCGCCACCTCTTTAATCTGGTTTTTTATTTCTGTCTTAGACATTAATTGTTCACTCCATCAAGTGCTTCTTCACATAGAGAAGTATACTCTAGACCCTGTTTCATATAGTATTTGTTAAATGCATCTCCCGCATCTTGTACATTATCAGATGACAATAATTTTACATTGGCAAGGTTTCTTTTGTTACGCAATTCAAAAAGAACAAACGATAACTGTACCGAATAAGTTTTCCAATCTGATGAAGGTTCATAAAAACCAGAGAAAGATTTCAGTTCTCCAAGTCGGTTATCTGATAGATTAGACCATTGGGCAATCCCCTGTCTCTCCTTCGTTTCATCATCTTCATAGAGATAAAATTTAGATGCGGCTTCGAGGTTACCTACGATACCTGCCGCATGTACAGGACGATATCCATTGTCAATAAAGAATTGCATTGCTTGAGATCGCCGTAAGATCTTTGTAACCGTTGGTAAACCTGTACGTGAAGTGTCTCCCAGTAAAGAGACAGTGACAACATTCAATAGTTTTTCTTGATTAAATTGAAATGAATTTATATCTTGACCTGCCCGTTGTTGTGTGGTAGAAGGTAATTCATTTCGAGGAACGGATCCAAGGACTAATGGCAACTGAGAAGTTTTACCATCAAGGAAGATGCCGAATACACTTGCACCAGCAGAAATTTGAGGTATGCGACCCAGACCCGAAATGCCACCCTCTGTGGTTGGTATCAACACTTGTGCCCATGGTAGATCACTTTCCTTTACGTCTCCAGTGTATATACTATGCACACCATGTATACGTACTCGGACACGTCCCTCGTATCCGGCAGGAGGTGTAGCATTTACTATAGTACCGATAAACCACCGATTACGATCACCATAAAAGTCTTTGGGAATTGTGTAAGGAGTCATGCTCATCTTAGTTCAGATCCTCGGTGTAAACAATTCGCGTTGCCCCAACAGATACATTGTGAGTAGTCTGTCTAAACATATGTTTTGCCCGATATATAATATAATCACCAGACTGTCTTTTATCCAAAGGATCCTTTTCACCTTCTGTTGTATTAGAACCCTTTAAAAAATTGAGACGAATGATATCCCCAACACCCGCACTAGCCGCCATCATGGTTACTCCGGATATTGAGACATTTATCATGTTTTTATAGAGGGCATCTCGAAGCATATAATTACGTACTTTTAAAGAAAACGAATCCGCATTGGGTTCATCGTGAATACTTCGAATATTTCCAAAAGAGTTGGAAGAACTAATCTGATGATGATAGACAGGATTGAAAGTGTCTACTCGCTTACCCTCGTGTTTTTGATCCTCATCATATATAGACTGATCTTTACTCTGGATAATCTTTCCAGTTTCCATAGAGTTTAGAACGTCTTGTATTCTTGTGTGAGTTCGATATGATATACCAGTTGACAAATCAGTGTTGGTGTAGAAAGAACTGATACTACCTTGTTCGAAATCACTTCGCGTGTCGTTTTGATTTCTTCGAGTAACATTTTTAATAATCGATGCTTTACGCATCTGATCTTGATCTTCGGTGTTGGCAACTGCGGCACCCGAATAAATCATGGGAAGTTTTTTGTTGTATGCGTTCTGTTGTAAAATTTTGTCCAAGTCTCCAAGTCGGAGTGCATTGTCATATAAAGAAGCATAAAGAAAAAAGGGAGATCCGTTTCGAGTTGTTGCTCGATCTCTTAATATGTCACATGCTTCAAGAGGGGTGAGATAAGGGACAAGGTATTTGATAATGTTTTGAGCAGATCCTTCTTTGATTAGATATGATTGATCAACTTTTTGTCCCAGTTCAGAGTTAATAATCTGAGTAATTACATTTTCAATTTTGCCGGTGTATGCGCGACTATATGTTTTCAGTTCATTATAATATGCATGAGGTTCTATAAGATCAAATAAGTACACGTTAGTATTATCTGTTCCTCGTACTGCCCGTTTCATATTATACATGACAAAGGTCTTAGCAATTTTTGGATCGAGGCCTCGTTCTACTCCAGTAAGCGACACCGTTAAGAGTTCGGTCCCTTGAATCTTTATTTTTTCCATCAATGCCGCATCATCTGATATGGCAACCTCTCCTTCGAGGTATGGAGTTTCCATGCTTTCATATATGACTAATTCATAGATACGCTGAGTGACATCTATTTCTTCCTCACCTAACCTATCTGCTGAAATAAATGCTTCAACAAATTTAAATTCTTGCTCTAAAGTAGGAGTGACTGCCATTAGGCTTTCACTGCTTTCTGAAATTCTTGAACAACCTTATCAATGACATCGGGTTTAAATACAATAATTTCTTTTTGTTTATTATTAAGGTTAGTGACATGTTCTAAATGTGTTACGGGTGCAAGTGATCCATACGTATAAGTTACATTAGAAGTATAAGTCACATCAGACCATTCTTTTGAAGAGTTTTCGAAGTGATGAATTGCCTCTGATACTAACTCTATCGAAGAAAAAGTAATTGTCAGACCACCCACTGTTATAGTTTTGTCTATCTGAGGATAAACAAAATCTTTAAAGCGAAGACCTGTCATATTGTCAGACAAACTTGTTTCAATAGAGTATCCATCACTGTCTCCGGGTTTGAATGCGGAGTTTTCATACTGAGCATATGGATCTCGTGTTGTGAATGAACTTGATACTGGTTCTAGGTATACTTGGGCAAGATCATGATTGCGTCTAGCATTCATAGACACACTATTAAATTTGCCGGAAGAAAGACCCATGGTAATCGTTTGGTCAATTGAAGGATCAAACAAATCAAAAAATTGCTGTTTGGTATAGGTTCCACTACTGTAACTGTTTACGTTGTCATAGTCAATGAATACTCCTGGATAAAGATTAGCAGTGATATTATCTAACTCTTCGTAAGGTTTAGGCCAGTCGGTTTCTCGGAGAGTCGGATTGAGTAAAAAGAATGTCCAGTAATGATCGGTTGTTCCATAGAGTTTCCATGAAAGTGTATCAGGACGATCCCCGTCTAATATAGTTTCTTTATTATAAAACGTCAACTCATCAGATATATTATCGATAAGATCAACATAAAGAGAAGCATTCTGAAAAAATGTACTCGTAGCATTATCCCCAAAACGATATGGGGTAAGAGGAAAATTTTTAAAATACGGCATCTTACAATCCCTCTTCTATTTTACTTCTAGACAATGCACGAGTCTCTATAAACGTCATTGATATATCAACCTCCACAAAGTTACCGTCCGAATGCATGACAGGACCGTTTTGATTATAAGTTGCACTAAATGATTGAAGGTAACAATCAAGGAACTGAGTCGCAACCGTTTTCTTATCGTACTGCATTTTGATCTTAAACGGATTGGGAAATTTGTACCCCACGGACAACTCCGTTCCTGCTAACTGAGTTTTAATTTCTTCGGGATACATTTCAGTTCTAAAGAACTTAACAATTTTTTTAATTTCTTCTGCTTCTCTTTTGCTGGTTGCCACCATGCGAAAAGAAAATGGTATAGAACGTATTGGAACCTCACGGAACAAAGTTCGGGCATTAGGATTAACGGCCGTCCTTGTCAATCCTCGTACCGCTCCCCCTATTTGATCTCCGCCTTGAGAGGCTGCTTGAGTTAGAGCAAGACGTGCCATGGGCCCGTCTAATGCTTTACCTGCCCCCATAGCAGATATGAATGAACTGATTCCTGCTCCTGCCGCATTTACGGCGCTTCCAACAACACTTCCTCCACCCTTAACACCTGCCTCTACACCACCACCTATAAAACCCAAGTTTAGATTCTCATAAGTTACAGCATCTTGAATCGAAATTGACGGAGGCAGATAAAGAACAACACGATCACCGCTGTTTCTAGTCGTTCCTGTTTTTTCGTATGATCGGTTTTCGTCTCCCTGCAATTGTTTATCTGCTGCTTTAAGATCTGCTTTTAATTTTTCCTTCTCGGATTCTGTCAGTTCTTCTTCACTTTCAGACTCACCACCATCGGTATTTTTTCGAATTCGACTAAGAGTATTTTCACTAAACACTTTTGAGACAAACCCTAATTCTGCAATGGAACCCGCTTCCAAAGGTTGTACTTCAAGCAATTCGAAGACAATTCGTCCTTTATATTCTCCTTGTCGTTCCAAAGGATATTTTAACCTTGCCATAAAAGTGCCTAAATATAGAAGTTGATGATCATTATTTATACCCTTTTATGGCATACTCAGGAAGATACAAACCAAAAAACCCCGAAAAGTATATCGGGGATCCTACAAAAGTCTATTTTCGTAGTATGTGGGAACGGCATTGTATGGTACATTTCGATAATTCGTCCGATATTAAATCTTGGAGTAGTGAAGAAACCGTAATACCTTACTACTATGATATAGATAAAAGATATCATCGATATTTTATGGACTTCAAAATTACTACTGTGAGGAATAAAACAACTTTGATTGAAGTCAAACCGGACAAAGAAACCAAGCCGCCAAAGGGTGACAAGCGAACCAAAAGATATATCACTGAAGGTTATACGTTTGTTAAAAACCAGAATAAGTGGGAGGCGGCGAGGGAATATGCTAAAGATCGAGGGTGGGGATTTGAGATTTGGACAGAAAAAACTTTAACCGCAATGGGTATCATGCCAAAACCTTATAAAAAAATGAAACCACTTCCTAAATTCAGTAAGAAAAAGAATAAATAACAGTTATGAGTAATCTCTTTCAAACAGTAGAACAAGAAGCATTTCGTGCTGGTATTACACCGCGCACTAGGCAGTCTCGTGACTGGTTCCGCAAGAAAGTGTCGAATATGCGCGTAAATAGGCGCAGTTTAATGCGAGAAGATGAAATTATCATGCGGAATCGAGGTGGTGTTGGGGGAATGTATATGTTTTTCTACGACCCCAAGACAAAGGCAACCCTTCCTTACTGGGATAATTTTCCCCTCATCATTTTTGTGGAGTCGATTAAAGGAGGATTCTACGGTCTCAACCTTCATTATCTTCCGATGACACTACGCGCAAAGTTTCTTGACGGGTTGATGGACCAAACAAATAACAACAAGTATGATGAAACTACACGATTCGAACTATCATACGAATACTTAAAACGTGCCTCAAAGTTGAAATATTTTAAACCCTGTTTTAAGCACTACTTAACGAAACAAGTTGAAGGGAGTCTTGCATATGTTCCTGCACCAGAGTGGGAAATTGCCACCTTTCTACCAACCCAACAATTTTCTCAGGCAAGTCAACAACAAGTTTGGAAAGATTCTAGAGGAAAGATCTAAATGACCAATAGCATAGATCAATTAATGGGAGTTATCACTAATCGTGGAGGGTTGATGCGAGGAAACCTGTACCTCGTTAAACTACCTCCCTCAAGTGTGATAGGGTCTGAAGAACTAAACCTTGTCTGTAAAAACGTTTCTGTTCCGGGTCGTAACTTAAACACTACCCAAAGACAAATAGGTATGTTCACGAGAAACATTGTCCATGGTCAAGCAGTAGGCGAATTGTCGATGACTTTCCGAGTGATGAATGATCCGGCAGTCTTGACATATTTCAATGCATGGCAAGCTTCGGCAGTCAATCGAGATACCGGAGAAGTAGGTTATTACAACGATTATGTACGAGATATTGAAATCTCTATTCTAAAAAAAGGTGTAGGATTACCTCTTTTCAAGAAAGAATTTGATTTACCTTTACCTACATTTATTAAGAATCGTCTTCCGACTATTGGACCTATCAACTTTAGGCAGGGAGAGATCGATCTTGATCTTGTCACCAACGATAAGGTAGCATACAAAGTCAGAATTCTAGAGGCATATCCTGCGGCAGTTGTCGGAGTAACAATGTCTGATGATAATATGGATGGGTTAATAGATATTAATGTTTCCTTTTCATATAAAGATTGGGTCACCCAGTCAACGGACCAACCATCGGGATTTCTCGATAGTTTATTTGATATATTTGATAAATTTAAAATAGGATGATTACAATATGGCATTACCTAAACTCAATGATGCACCCATATACAATTTGACAATACCGTCGAGTAAGAAAAAGATTAAATACCGACCTTATTTGGTAAAAGAAGAAAAGGTATTGATGATTGCGGCAGAACAACAAGATACTAAACAGGCAATGAGCGCAATTCTGAACACACTTATTAATTGCATACAAGATAAGATTGATCCGAACTCTCTTACAACCTTTGATGTAGAATACATGTTCACTCAGGTTCGTGCCAAAAGTGTTGGTGAAAGTGTTGATATGACTATGCCTTGTTCTGAGTGTAAAGTGCCAAACGAGGTATCGATTGCTCTTGATAAACTAACGGTAAAGGTGCCCAACGATTGGCAAGACCCGGTACAGTTAAACGAAGATACTACCGTTGAATTGAAATACCCTTCTTACACGGACATATGTGAATTGGATATGGAAGCGTTAGAAAAAAACCAAATCGAAAGTACGTTTAGTATTGCAACAAAATGTATTCATGCGGTGTCTCATGAAGACGAAAGAACTCTGGCAGAAGATTGTACTAACGAAGAGTTAACAGATTTTATTAACTCGATGAATGCGAAACAATTTTCCTTAGTATCGGATTTCGTTAACACGATGCCCAAGTTGAAGCACGATATTAAGTTTGATTGCTCATCGTGCAGTGCAAAGAACCAACATACACTAGAAGGAATCAATAGTTTTTTTTAATATGCCTCTCTCATGATAATCTCGCGAATCATTATAAGACTAATTTTGAATTGTTGTACCACGAGAAATTTTCATTATATGAGTTAGATCATATGATGCCTTGGGAGAGGGAAATTTATATCATACTGTTGAACCAAAAAATAGAAGAAGAGAACGAGAAAAGGAAACAAAATAATGGCTAACGATGCAGTTCTCGCAAGTGCGATAGGTTCGTTACGGGGAACCAGTGAACAGACTCTTAATCTGACCTCTGAAAACAATATAGAATTACAACAGATTAATCGTAATTTCAATGAGTTTTTCGAACAGATGCGAAAGGATCGATTGACGGGCAATGATGTACCTGACACTGCAACCGACAAGGGGTCTGTTGCATCTAGTATGAGCAGTCTGGGGGGCAGTCTGAAAGACATGATGTCTTTTCCTACTCTGGCAAGCGTCATTGCGGGGTTCATGGCATCTAACTTTGGTCTTGTTGGTATGAAAGATATGACTGCCAAGATCAAGGGAGCAATGAACATTGGTAAGATTGGCACTATGGTTTCAGACAGGATACGAAACGTCATTCGGAACATTCGAAATGCTATCACTCACAAACTTGGTTTGACTGACCTCAATGGTAAAAGGATTCCATGGAATGGCGCAATGCAAGATCCCGAAACTGGTAAGATGATGAAGTCCAACTTAAATAAATTTCAGACTAAATTTATGAGATTGGGTTGGGCAGTTCAAAACTTTTTAAAACCTTTAACTACCTTCATGACCAGTGCCGGTGATAGGATTGGAGCATTTGCTACGAAGATAGGTACGGTGGTTGGAGAACAAGCAGGTAAAATTGCAGATTATATAAAGAATTCTCGTATAGGAAAAATTGTCGGGGGGTTTTTGAACAGTGCATTGCTTCGTGTTGTGGCATGGGGTATGGCTGTCTATGATGGGATCAAAGAAGCAATCTTTGGTGTAGAGCAAGCAGATGCAAAGGATGAAGGATGGGTGTCTAAATCTATTCGAGCAGCATTTGGATTTATTGGAGGGGCATCAGGATCTTTTATTGGGGGTCTTCTAGATCTTGTAGTAGGTGCAATAGGTCTAATTACCAAAGGTGTTGCCAAATTATTCTTTCCGGATTCATTCAATGAAGACGGTACGTACAATGAAGAAACCTTTCTCGGCAATTTCATGAAAAGATTGGACGAATTTTCGTTTACTGAAATGATACTAGATGGTATCCGAGGACTTACTGATCTGATTGCAACATGGTTTGATGATAAAATTGGTGCCATCTTCGATTACTTCAATACTCCGGATGACGAGAACCCCACTATCATTGCCCGAAATAAACGCATCGAACAAAGAGAAGAACAGGAAAGACTTAGAAAAGAGCAGCAAGCACTTAGAGATGCAGAGAGAAATGGATCTACTAACGTTTCAGATAACTCTACAAACACCGTGACCACCAATAGTCAAACAACAGTTGATGCGGGAGCCGCGGAAGATCCTGCGGCAAAAAGGGAAGGAAAGAAGAACAATTGGGGATAAAAAAAGGGACCCGAAGGTCCCTTAGCAAGGCAGAGATAACTCGCGCCTTAATCTTCTGCTGCAAGTTTAGCAAAGTAAGACATCGTGTCCTCCTCACCTTCATCCGCATCTTCCGTTGCCATTGTCGGCGCGGGAGCAGATTTAGGTTCTGCCGGAGCAGCAAAGTCTGCGGTTTCACTAAACGTTGTGCGTGAAGGTGCAACACCAAGTACCATGTTAAGTCGTTGAGACAACTCATCATATGTCTTGTAGTGGGGACCACTCGGATCTTCAAACTCACCTAGATCATAGATTCGTTCATAGATCTCTTCTAACTCTTCATCGCTCTCAGAAAGTGTGCTTGATTTAGCAAACTCTGATTTGTCGTAGTTACGATATCCTTCGACATTACGAATCTTGAGTTTAAAGGATGCTCCTTCCCAGAAATCAAAAGGATTGATAGGATCTTCATCAGCAAACTGTGGTTGCATGACATCCATAACCTTATCAAAGATCTTCTTACCATAGGTAAACAGAAAGACCTGACCTTCGTTTTGAGGGTTGCTCGAATCAGATTCAACTAAAATGTTCGAGACATAATGCAGCCGACGTTTACGTTCACGTGCAATATCCTTGTCACGCTCATCTCCAGAATTCCAGAGTTTGGTATTTGCTTCGGATACTGGATCCTGTTGACCGATAGAAGTTAATGACTTCTCGATATACCATTGTCCGGTTGGACCTTTGAAACCATGATCCCAGAAGCGTACCCATGGTAGTTCACTACCTTCAGTCGCAGGGAGGAATCGAATTACAGCATAACCGTTACCTGCCTTATCAACAGTAGGTTTCCAGAAGCGATCATCGACATATGATTTTTTTTCAGCAGATCCATTAGTGGCACTTGCCGCACCGACTAGTTTGGAGATTGAATTTGCGCGGTCGCGCTTTAAGTTTTTAAAACTCATTTTATTTTCCTTATTGTATTGTATTAACAGAGTATTGTATTTTCACATTATTCATAATATACTAGTATATAGTACCACAAATCTAATCAAATGTCAACTCATTTTTATGATGTTTAACTTTTAATAGATTATTCTTTTTTGCTTCAACAGTTAATTTATTAAGTATTACCGGTGAAACATACCTCTTCATGTCTTCTGGATCGATGTTATACTTTTCGCATAAGGAAAGAATAGCATCTACGTAACTGGAGCGAGTGGCAATAACTTCGCTCTCAACCATCTTCGAAAATTTTTGTTTAGTAAGCATTAAACCATCAAGATTCATAAAATTCTCCTTCCTTGCCCCAAACAAATCCGATGTCAGGATAAAATACACCTATAGTTCGTTTGACCATACCTTCTGAGTCATATGCCATTGATTTAGAAACCCACATAGTACGATGTTCTCTATTCTCACCATAGAACAAATCACTCCAAATACCGCTTCGGAGATAGTTGTTCATGTTGTGGATATAATTTTCTGCGGATTGGTAATCCATACGTAATTTAGAATCTTTCGAATCAGCATTAACCTTGTTTGCACGGAGGTAATCTTTCCATACGGCAATCCATTTCTTTACCTTGTCGGGATGTAAATAATCCTCTTTGTCTCGGGAAGAAACCGTAGGATGAATCGGAGGTTCCGCAGTGTTTTTACTCTTGAGTTCTTCCGCATTCTGAAGTAAAGGATTGAGATTTTTGGTCAGACTCTCTCTAATCTTATTGGGCATATAACCCAGTTTAATTGCTTTCCATCCAGATTTAGCATAGGCAAGGAGAAAAACATCTGGTATAGTAACACTATTTTGATGTGCATTATCCCAACCAGACTCATCTCGCAACCATTTTTTCAACCAGTGAAGTTGTTCTCGATCAGGAACTTCCTGATGAACATAGTCTTCACATTCGCGAAATGCTTTTTCTCTCACTTCTTCGCTTTTTGCTTTCTTCAGCCTATCCCAATTAGGTTCGGGAATTAAAGAGACTTGTTTTTTTCGGGGCGTAGTCTTTACTTTTCTTGCTGGCATCTAATTTCCTCGTTTATATCTACAACTACGTCCAAGAGTGGAGATGAAAGGGTAAGACTTCTAAGTGCTGCCATATCTTTTGGAAAACAATGTCCCCCATATCCAAACTTACCGTCTGGGCCTGGCACCTGAGTGTGGGATCTTCCTATACGAGGATCAAGTGTGATTGCATCTACCATCTGATCAAATCCTTCAAATCCTATATCATTAAAAATTTTATACATCTCATTAAAAAACGTCACTTTGGTGGCAAGGAAACAGTTCTCAACATATTTAGAGAATGCTGCCTGTTCGAGGGTACAATATTTTACATCCTTTAAGTTAGGTAAACATGCACGAAACAATTCATCCCAGTACCTACAATCACTGCCCCCATAAATCGCAAACTCCTGACCAAGAAATTCTTGACCTGGATCACCGTGGGCATGACTGCCTCGAAGAAATTCAGGAGAAGATGTGAAACTATCTTTCGTATGAGAGTTTGCCCAGTTAGATAACCACACAGGATCTACTGCACTCTTGATTAGAAACTTTGTCTTACGATTACCATACTT